ATCGTGCGAGAAGATGGCCTATCGTGGTCTCTACAAGGATATCACAGAGTTTGAAATGCAAGCTCAGTTGTTTCTGAGTTGCAATGAGAAACCCAAAGTCGGTGCTACGGATGGAGGCACTTGGCGTAGGTTGTGTGTCGTTCACTGGCCTTCTAAGTTCGTGGCAAATCCAACTGAACCACATCACAAACCTCTGGATGAAACCATTCAGCAAAAGGTCATGAGTGAAGAATGGGCAACCTGCTTCCTATCGTATCTAGTTGCTCTTTACCGTGAAGGCAATGGATGGAGAAAACTGCCTGCTCCAGAGAAGGTTTTGGTCTACACCAATGAGTATCAGGAGGACTCGGACGCGATCGCCCGTTTCATCCGTGAGTATGTTACCCCACTTCCAGAGGGTGAGGTAGGAGAGAATGTGTCGACTTCGATGATTAATGGAGTGTTTCAGCAGTGGAAGAGAACCAATGAAATCACTAAGGGTTCCACTGCAGAACTTAAGAAGAGATTGGAAACTACGTATGGACCTCAACCTAGGAACGGTTGGACTTCTTTCCGGTTCGATGTCGCCTAGAATGATAGCGCTTAGAACCTTTGCGACCATGACGACCGGTTCTGCGACGCGCTCCGATCGGTTGCGGAGTCGTAGTAGGGGCAGGAAGAGTACTTACAGCTTCGGGTTCAGTTGTTGACGCAGAGCTCCAAGACCAGGGGTTATACCAAACCATTTGTTATACTATTAGTTTTTTATCTATTCAGTTCGCTTTGCACCAATACGGGACAAAACGTAAGTTCGGAGAAGTCCGATTGTGAAGATGACTAAGACGAAGGAGACCACGAGGTTAACGAATGCAACCAAGACCTCACCGACCTTGAGGGTGATTCCGCCGATTGTGACAGTGAAGGAACCAACACCCTTGCCTGCAGAGGCAGCAGGGGCGAGCATGGGGGTGAGAATGTCCTCAGAGAGAGACTTGAAGAACTCTCCAACAACACCTCCGAGGTAGAACGACGCAGTGAGAATGATAATATCACGAGTATCCAGCATTTTTATTAAGAACCACATACTTTATTTCGTAAAGACAATGGACACCAGATTTTGGGGCCCAAGTGCATGGCAATTGTTTCACTTAATTGCGTTTACCTCAAAACATCCCGATGATGTCTTGAATCAGATGAAAGATGTACTTCCCTGTAAGTTTTGCAGGGAGTCTACTACGGAATTTGTACATAAACACCCTCTTCGTGGCAATCCTGGTAAGTGGTTATACGACCTTCATAATCGAGTGAACCATAAACTAAGAACTCAATGCAAAAACGATCCAGCAGTCTTGGATCCAGGTCCTGATCCAGACTTTGAAGATGTTAAGAAACACTATCTTGCATTGAAACCCACTGCCGTTCCAGGTGGAGACTTTCTAGGATCGATTTCTGCAAATTATCCTGAAGACCCCGAATCCGAACAGATGGCAACGCAAAGAACCTTTTTACATGCATTGAGCAAAGTCTACCCATTTCCTAAGTTACAAAAAGTATTTGAAACATATCTGAAAGACCATGAACCTACATTGGATTCACGAAAGTCCTATATGAAGTGGATGCATGGATTACTTACGATATTGTCACGTGAAACTGGAACATCCATGCCAAGTTTCAAAGGGTTTGCTCACCATCTTGCGTATTACAGAAGCGGTTGCTCTAAAAAGACGTATCATGGAAAAACGTGTCGCAAACTCGCTGGAGGTGGAAGAACCAAATCAAGAGATCATGCTAAGACGTTTAGGGTTTCTCATGTTAAATTACTTTGATTTAGGTTTCGTGAATGACTGCATTGCAAGACGGGCATGTTTTGCTGAATACACTTCGGGTCGTTTTTCACGAGGTCTTTTTTTGCGTTCTTGTCGTGTTTTAGGTGGTTCGTCCATTTGAATCTATTACTTTGACGTATAGAAATCCGTTTTAATACATGTTGCCACCCTTGCGACCCCTGCGTGTCTTTCGGCGTCCACCTACTGATGCTGGACTTAGGGGACCGCTGGACAAACTAGCGGAAGGTGTGACCTCAGCGCCACCCTTGTATGTCTTCTTGGCCATCTTGAGGATGTCGCCAAACTTCTTTCCCTTGTGCGACTTCATTGTCTTCTTAACATGTGCCAACCACTTATTTGCCATTTTATTAAGAGGTGAAGAAGTTATTGTAGTCCCGCCGGTTTTTCAACGAACCCCGGCGTGTTTCCAAACAGAATCCATTGGCAACCATACGCTGCTGCTACTTCAGGATTAATACCCTCTTTTCCAAAGACAGGATCGGGTGTGACCAACGTAATTGCATTACGATTAAATTTAACGAGTTCAGAGTAGTCATGTGGATGTACTGCTTGACCAAATGTTAGGCGACGTAAAGTTGAATCCGTCCAGGATAGATTCACTAAGTCTCCTAATTCAGTGCCTTGAATTCCTCCAGAAACAATGATCAGTCTATCCGCAAGTAGTTCTAATTCCATACTTTGCACATCTATGTATTCACGAGGAACCAAGTGACGATGAACCGTTGTCTTCAAACACTCTGCTGCCTTGTTTAAAGTGACTGAGTTGGTCGTATGAGGAACAATGGATAGAATGAATGGAAGACGATTAGGAAACGCTTGAATCAAAGCAACACAGACTGAATCGAATGTCCAGTAATCATACGCATAATCGTATCCTTGATTTAGAGGATTCTTAGACACAATTGGGTTTCCATTCTCGTCTGCATACAGGTGCACTTCTAACAATCGTCGCCCAGATTGAATCACAGTATCTGCATCTTCGTAGATACCTCCTCGTACAACATAATCACACAATCGTTTAGGGATTGAAGGCAGTTTCTCTTCATCTGTGTCAGTTGTTTCGACCCATGCTACATATCCAAGAAGTCCAAAAAGAGAAAGGGCAAGTACAGTCTCCATATCTTTCTACTCGGATGTGTTTTTTGGAATTTTAAACAAGAGACCACGGAATCCATTGATTACGTCATCGGGAATTCGCTCTTTCATAGGGATTTCCATTAAACACGCTTGGTGGAAATACAAACAATACATTCCACATTCAGAATCCTTGAATTGATGACGTGTTGCATTGAAGGTCATCTTCATAGGTTTAGATTTGCCTGTAGCGTCCCATTGAGACTTCCATCGTCGCATTAACTTTTTGATTTCAGGTTCAGGTTGGTGTGCATACGAATCAAAATAGGTTATGCGTGGATACTCTAATTGTGGACGAATGTCACAAAACAGGGCAATCCAATGTTCACCTGGACCATCGTGTGGATCTGTATTAAAAACAATACCAATTTGGTCATATTTCTCTGAGAGTTCGACAAGATTCATGGAACATAACGAACTCACAATACATTGATTGGTTTCCGATTTCAAATCAAAGTCAATCGGAATACATCCTACGAAAAAGTATTTGGGAAATAAGTTTGTAAAGTTCTTTTCAACATGATCAATGTCATCTGACGATAACCATTCATAACGGTTCACAGACCATTCTTTAGGTGCCTTGGGTCTTTTCATCAGAGATGTGACAATACATTCTGCTGATCCTGTTACACATTGATCTTGAAGACGATGTTGAATATTCGTCCACATTTCTTCAGAGGTTCCTTTTGGAACAGGGGATTCCTTGGGATGTTCTTTGTTATACACTACACGGAGTCGTTCAATTTCTTCAAGATCCAACCAAGACATTCCTTATTTAAAATGGAATACTATTAAGTTAAGAAAGACTACCTCATACCATGGATGCCCTTAAACCCATTCTCTCAGCATATGCTGAAGTTACCCGCAAACTCAATGAAGTCAACGCTCGTGCATCCGAACTTCGTGATGACCGCCGAACCGTTGAACTAGACTTGGCAGCATTATACGCTACCTCTCGTGAAGCCTTACCTGACAAGATTAATCTTGCGACTTCAGGTATGACTTTTGCTGTTAAATATCCAAATCAGTGGAAAAAGGGTTGGACGCTTTCCAAGAAGGAATTGAAAGCGTATTTAGATGAATTGATTCCTCAAAAAAGTGAAGAGTTGATGCTTGAAATTGTTAAAAGACAAGAGGAGAAGATGGTGGAAAGTGATTACGGTTTTGAGCTTAAAGTTGCGACAAAGCGAGATTGAGAGTCATTCTTAAGACTTTCTTCAATCTCCTTTAGAGTTTGCTGAATTTCTGCGAGTTGTTGTTTAGCTTGGTCCAAACTTTGATGGGGAAGGAACCCTTTTTGGATACGCGAAATCGTGCACACCAACGAACCATTCGTGCTCAAGAGACGGGTAGCCAGGGTATGTAAAGGCTTCACCATCAACGTGATATGATACTCAACAACACAATATTTTTAAATCCCATCATCTTCGCGCTGCAGGAAGTAAGCGTGAAGTTTCTCAGACATTCCACGAACACTGAATTCGAATACACCATGCCAGTTGGGTCGCATGATGGTTCGTACATCACGAATTCCATCTAAGATTACATGTCTATCAACATATCTGCGGTTCACATGAGTGCCGTGCCATAAGTGATACACTGAACCTGAGATGCATGATATACGAGGTTTTGGAAGACTGGAGAACTCTTTGAACGCTGGAACTAGAGCAGGTTTGAGATAATTCGATGGAAACTTGACATCTAACCATGCTGCTGCTGAAAGTGTATCTCCACTTCCAGTGATTCCGTATTCAAAGAACCCTACTTTGCGAAACCATCTACGACGGAATGCCCACGCAAATCCTGGATGAAACTTATGGTCAAACGTATTTTGACGATTCATGTAGAGAACCGATGCTCGTTCTTGCATGATTTTTGTATACGTGATGTCCATCCAGACTGCTGATGTAAAGGGTTGAACCACATCGTTTTTGTTCAAGGCATCTGAGACTTCACAATACCAGTGAGGATTGCCAAAGATGATATCGGCATCCAAGAACAAGACTTTAGAAAACCACCAAGGAATTTTGGATTCTAGAATGGTACAGAGATTCTCCTTATGGAAGAGGATGGACTTGCTCCAGACATGGAATGCATCGGCAAGTTCGGGTTCTTGCTTATCAAACACCAACTCCAAAGTGTAATAGGGAATATTTGCGAGTTTAAGTTTTTCAATTGTGTAAAAGTAGTTCATCACCATACGTTTGGATTTGGCAGGATTGAAGAAGACAAGTCCGACTGCCATATCGCATTTCCATGGAGTGTTATACCGGACATTTGAGAGTTCAATCGGTTGAGCAGAATGTTGTTTAGGTAACGGATCTGGTTCTTCTGTGTATGCCATGGACTGAGCAGCTCCCATTGTGTAGAAAAACGGATAAAAGATTGGATAGAAACTACAATTCATAATGACCGATGTATACTCACCTTACAATGCCCGTAACCGATTCTTTACAGAGAAGGATATCCACCGTATATTGCATCGCCATGGTTTGCCTCATTATCGTGTTTCAAATGCAAGAGTCTTTCAAACCGCAATGGTTCATACCACCTATGTTAAACGATCTGAATACACTACACCCGATGGACGACCGGCGTCTCTTGCTCCGTGTCCCTCTGGTGTCATGCCCCTCCAAGATGAATCCTATGAATGTCTCGAGTTTGAAGGAGATTCAGTCCTTGGAGTCTGCGTTGCAACCTATCTACGACGTAAATACCCTGACAAGAAGCAGGGTTTTCTCACAGACGCTCGCAAGGAACTTGTTAATAACGAGCGAATTGGAGCCTTATGTCAAAAAGTCGGACTTGATACATTCTATGTCATTTCTAGGCACAACGAGGAGTCTGTGGCTATTAATGGACGACGAAATATACAGAAACTGGGAGACATATTTGAAGCTTTTATTGGTGCGTTATGGACAGATTGTGGAAACCGATTTAACATTGTCTACGTATTCGTCACCAACGTTCTGGAAGCCTATTTGGACATCCAGGATGTTGTCACTACTATCACCAACTACAAGGATATCTTTCAGAAGTATTGCCAGCGTGAGTTTGCGACAACTCCTACGTATACGATGATAGACTCCAATGATCCTTTGATTCGGGTCACAATTGTTCTCAAAGGAAAAACGTTAAAAGAAACGGGTGAAGGAACCACTCGTAAGAAAGCAGAACAGATGGCAGCAAAACAAGCACTTGAAGGATTCGGAGTTACTTTCGCTTCTGCGTAGTGACTCTAGCGTGTCTTCCACATTTGAATCGTTTGAGTGTTCGCCCTCGTGTCCATAATACAGACTTAACACAGACCGCGATGGGTCCTTTTTCATTGCGAAAGGTCTTTCCCACTTTCTTAATACATTTGCAAAACCTTCTTGTTTGATTGAGTCGTGCCATTGTGTCAAACTCAGAAGAATATATCCTCGCAAAGAATAAACATAATGGGCGGTGGTCTTCTACAACTCGTTGCTTATGGTGCTCAGGATGCGTATATCACTGGAAATCCTCACATTACCTTCTGGAAGGTTCTCTACAAGCGTCATACGAACTTTGCCATGGAGGCATTCCGTGTGAACTTCACGGGTGCCCCTCAGTATGGTCAACGTGTCGTTGCAGTCATCAACCGCAATGCGGACTTGATGTACAAGACCTATTTGGAGGTTCAACTCCCAGACACATACAGTGTAGCAGGTGGAGCAGGTGTTAAGTGGACATCTGCATTTGAGCGTCGTCTTGGCTACCAACTCCTCAAGAAGATTGAGGTTGAGATTGGTGGACAGATCATTGACACTCACTACGGTGAATGGTTGTTCTTATGGGAGAACTTGACATCATCCTTTGACAACTCTGTCAAATTAGATACGATGCTTGGTGGTTACCTAGGTGGTACTGAGACCACTGCAGTCTCTTGCGGAGGTCGCCCAGCAGTCTTGTATATCCCCCTTCAGTTCTGGTTCTGTAGAAACCCAGGTCTTGCATTGCCCTTGATTGCCCTCCAATACCACGAGGTCCGCATCAATGTGACATTGAACCCTGCAACCGATTTGGTGACTGGAACACCAGGAACTGCTGGAAGTGTTTCAACTGCAGCCGGAAACTTACCTCAATTGAAGGACATGTCACTCTATGTAGATTATGTCTACCTGGACGTCGATGAGCGTCGCCGATTTGCTCAACAGTCCCATGAGTATTTGATTGACCAACTTCAGTTCGGTCTTCAACAAACACTCACAACATCAAGCGCCCGAATTGACTTGACGTTGAACCACCCTGTTAAGGAATTGGTGTGGGTCTTCCAAGATGCCCGTAAGACAGATTGTGGATCTGAGTTGACCAAGAACATTGGATTTACTCAACCCTTCAGTTATGATGACATCGTCAACCGTTGCCGACTCCAAATCAACGGTCAGGACCGATTTGATGAGCGATATGGTGATTACTTCTGGAAGGTTCAACCTTACCAACACCACTCAGGAGGTGCCTTCTGGCCTATGCGTGCTCAGGTCATTGCACAGACTGTGACTACATTTACTGCCACAGCTGTAACTCTTACAGGTGATGTTTTGGAAGTCGGTTCAACAACTACAATTGGAGGCAATATCATTGAAGGAGCACTTGTAACACATGCAAACTTACCACCTGGAACAGTTATTACTTCATATGGAACTGGTAGTGGAGGTATAGGAACCTACCAGCTCAGTGAACCTGCAACTGCAAATGCAAGTGGATTAACAGTTACATTTTCGCTACCCAACGTGAATTACACTCCTCACGAGAACCCAATCAACGTGTATTCCTTTGCTCTTCAACCTGAGGAACATCAACCATCTGGAACCTGTAACTTCTCACGCATTGACACAACCACACTAGTGTTCGATAGCATTGCTACTGCAGGTGTTGCAAAACCTACCAAGTCAACACCGTTCAACTTCCGCATGTATGCAGTCAACTACAACATCTTCCGAGTCATGTCCGGAATGGGTGGACTTGCATACTCCAATTAAATCAGCAACTAAATCACTAAATATAATGATCAAGTTGATAGTCGTTTGCTTAATTCTTCTTTTTGTTGCTTGGATCTTGATGAATCCTAAAACAAGTTTCCGAAAAGAGGAACCCACTACACGTTTGTATTCGGAAGGCACCCGTGAAGTCCTAAGGTCTGTTGGATCATTATCGGTGCCAGATGACCCTTCCCAGGGCATTTTACGTGGTCATGACCTAGGACATGTCCGATTTCATGTGAGATAACATACTGACGATATCCATTCAAATCTTGACCGCTCTTTGCAGACCCATGTTTCCAATTATCAACATTGATTCTCATTTGCTTTCCTCCTAACTCTGCGCACGATAAGGTGTCATCACATCCTACCTTGCGAAGACCTGCTTTAGATGTAAGATGAATCACAACTTGTGGATTACGCTTCACTTGAAAAAAACGATACCCTTTAGATTCCCACCCATTTGGATCCGCTAAGCAGATCGCTACATCGGTTTCAAAGTCTTTCAAAGAAAAATCCACATCTGGATCTACGACCACACTATAGGTGATACGCTTCATTGATTTCACATGTGATTTTTAATTCAATTGTAGATGCTTCATCAGAGTATTCATGATCAAGGATTTTGTAGTATGAGTCATACCATGATGACTTAATACAGATGCTACTATTCCTCCATCTTCGTAGAGAATTTCAATATTTATCTCAATATCTGATCCCTGCCAAAGTCTTATATAAAAGCAATCAGGTCCTTGTTCATCGGTTTGGAATTTCATATCAGGAAAGTTCAGTTCAGTTAACGTTTTAGAAATAGGTTCCTCCATCTTAGTCTACCTTCTTCAGTTTTGGAAAAAAACAATTCCATTTTAAAGACTAAATGTACTTCCTATTCGAAGCGGTTCTCGTCGGTTTGTTGTTGTTGCCTATTTTCTTGGTCGCTGAAAAAGCAGGATTCTCCAAGTGGATCACGGTGTTCCTCGCAGGAGCATTGTTCCACATCACTGCAGAGTTGACTGGAATTAATCGCGCTTATGTTCTAACAAAGCACTAGAGAGTTCATCATACGTTCCATAACCATACCCACATAAATGCCCTACAAATCGATCACGTTTTGCTTGTAAATATTCAGTCCCTTCAATCACTTTTTCAAAGAGAGTGAATGAATCGTCTACTGATACAAAGATAGGTTTAGTATCCGTCCAATGATTTTGAGGAAGAACATGATGAATACGTTTGAGTGAGTCATCGTCAAATGGCACACTCAACTGGATGAGTTTGTCTAACAGAGTTACTGAGATTGTTTTAGATTTATACGCCATTGTGTTTGAGTTTAATGTTTTTTGACAAACTCAAATCTGTTTTAAAAGATGTCTCGCAACATGTTCGACTACATTGACATTCACCGAGTTTCCTAGTTGACGATACGCAACCGCATCTTTTTCAGGCAGAATATGCTCTTCCGGAAAACTTTGAAGACGAGCGCATTCTCGAGGTGTAATATATCGTCCTTTGGATCCTACAATTGAAGTCTGAACAATCGCAACTAACGTTGGAAAGTCGGTTGCATTCTTGACTCGAATTCCAGATTGTCGTAATTGAATGTAGTGATTGTCAAGAACTTTGTCAGTCGGTTTCATAACTCCTGCTTGCCATTCAAGTTTCGCATAGACCTTGCGTTTTTCAAGAACCTCCTTGTGTTTTTCCATCCACGCATCCCAAATAGGTTTGTGCGTTTCGTAGAGTTTCTTGTTTTTGATTATGTAGGTCTTCTTCCACTTTGCAATACCTTCAGCGTCTGGGTCTTCTTTGAAATACTCAAGAATGATTGGGACACCTAGAGCAGTTCCTGCTAGAACTGGAATCATTTCATCCCATGCTTCGCAAACCCTTTTGAATTCAGGTTTGATGTTGTATTTTGTTTCAACCTTCTTCTTCTCTAAGATGACGACTTTTTCCTTCACAGGTTCAGGTGGAAGACTGACCGAACCAATGTCTTTTCGTACTCCCATGAAATACACACGTTCACGTTTCTGCGGAACTCCAAACATATGTGGACTTAGAACTACATGCTTCATGTCGTATCCAAGATCATCAAAGACTTTGAGAATAGTTTCAAAGACAGTACCTTTCTGAACCTTGAGAATATGCTTGACGTTCTCAAGAAGTAAGTATCGTGGTCTCTTTGCCTCTACAATTCTTGCGATTTGGTAGAAGAGCGTTCCTCGTGTATCTTCAAGTGCGCCTCGTCGTCCTGCGTTTGAGAACGGTTGACAAGGAAATCCACCACAAAGAACATCATGATCAGGAATGTCTTCTGTTTTCAATTGATAGATATCACCGAACGGTCTCATTCCAAAGTTTTGTTCATACGAATCTTGACAGTTTTTGTCAATGTCTGAGGCAAGAACGCATTCACCTCCTAAGTTCTCTAGAGCACGATGAAATCCACCCATTCCACAGAAAAGGTCTACAAATTTGAAAGGCATGTAAAAAGAGTTGTATTAAAGAAGTGAATATCCATTTTGAAGTTAAGCGAGAGGAACGTCAACAGTTTGACGACTCTCTGCGATTGCTTTCTTAACGCGGTCTAGTGCAAGTTTTGTGATGCTTTCAACAGGAACAACAGGGATTGATTCAGGAAATTGAATGTCAACCTTGTATTCCATAGGAAGTTTTGGAATAAATCCAGCGAGGAATCCAGACTTGAATCCTAAACTCGATTGAGAATCTACTTTGCCTTCTTCTGAATCCTTTTTGTTGTATACTTCCTTGTTAAGTGTAGCACTATCGGTTCCAGGAGGAAATGAGGATAGGATGATATCGTGATCAAGGTACACAATACGAGTCCTCTTGCGTTTCACCTCTGTATAGATGATCAAGGTTGGAGGAAGTGGACGAATCTCTGCTTTGGATTCACCACGATAGTTCTCAAGAATAGGCGATTGACTGATATCACCGCTGTTCTTTAGAGAAATTCCAACTGTAGTCTTGCCTACTTCAACTTGGATATCAATCACGTTTGATGAGGATGCTACGTTTTTAGTAGGAAATCCAAGTGCATTGATAAGTTCAGTGATCGCATCTTCAGAAACTCCACCGGTTACAAATTTGTTTACGTTAAGTGATGGTGGAAACATCACACGACAGACAAGTATCTCTTGGATTGCCTTTTCTGCGAGTACTTTACCTTCTGAAGATTTCATCTTGTTGAAGACTTCCATAATTGCTCTCGCATTCTCTGTCTCTGTAGGTTTAAGAAGTTGTTCAGCAGGTGGATTTTCTCGTTTGTATACTTTTTCATGTGTTTTGCAGTAATCACCTTCGCACTTATTTCTACAAGGTGATCCAAAATTGCTCACGCCCTTACATGGGTTTGGTTTTACTCCACCTATTACTGTCTTGAGGGTTTTGGTTACTCGTTTCATTCTGTGAGTTCTTGCCATTATACTATTTGTAGAATATGGTTTCCATTTTCTCAAAAAAATCCCCCAAAATGGATTTGATAACCCCAACGAAACTCACTCCAAGTCCTACATGCGATATACTGTGTGAGGCGTGCGATCTACACGATAAAAATGTTAAAGTTAATTCCCTACAGCGTCAGAATGAGAAAGTTAGGATACATCTTGGACACGTC